GTTTGGGGTCACGCGATCCAGCCGAAACACCGTCGATCTTGGCGCGAAGCGCACTGCCGGTGACATCCTCGGGATGAGTGGCGTGCCGGATGCCACGTACGTTGCGGTGATGGTGAAGTTCATCATCAACTACGAGGCTAAGATGCACCTTGGCACGCATCGGACGCCGCAGGAAATCACGGATCGTCTGAGTGCGATGCGATGGGACGACGTGCAGATCAGCATGACGCACGGGCGAGCGACCTACCGCGTGTTCCGGTGGTCAGCCGGTGCTTGGGCGGCCCTCCACTACCTCATGGCGCGCGTTGATCAGGTTGCCGCTGATCGCTTCTTCGTTGAGCTGGCGACGGGGGATGGGGTTGTCGGGAAGCACAACAACGTCGGCGCTCTTCGCGCACGCCTGATCGAGAACTTGGCGGCGAAGGGCAAACTCCCCGTGACGGAGTTGGCCGCCCTCGCGATCAAGTCGTGGAACCATCGCCGCGCTGGCGTCCCGACGAAGGTTCTCCGGTGGATTACCGGAGGGTCGTCGCCCGAACCGTTCCCGCAGGTGCAGTGATGCCCACGATCATCGAGCGCATGGCCGTGGATGCCATTCTTCTCGGGCAACGGAAGCGTGCTCTTGATGAGAGCAAACTTCCTGCCTTGGAAGAGTCGATGCGGTCCCTCGGCCTGCGGACGCCCATCAGCGTCCGCATGGTCCCTGATGCTGTATCGGCAGACGGAGCGGTTCTTTCGGATCAGCCCGCACTTGTCGCGGGCCTGCACCGGCTAGAGGCGGCTAAGCGTCTCGGGTGGGAAATGATCGACGTCGCGGTCATAGACGGCGACGAAATTGATGCCCGCCTTTGGGAGATCGCGGAGAACCTGCACCGCGCAGAACTCTCCCCTGTTGACCGGGCCGAGCATATCGACGAGTGGCGCCGGCTGACGGCGGATAAGGGGCGTCAAGTTGACACCCCTTTGGGCGGCCACCAGCCGCACGACAAGGGCTTCAAGAAGACGGCCGAGACGTTGGGCGTCTCTGAGCCATCCATCCGTCGCGCCGAAAAGATCGCCTCGCTGCCCCAGGACGTCCGCGACCAAGCCCGCGCAGAGGGCTGGACGCAGGACAGGCTGCTCAAGGCCGCCACCCCTGACCGCGCCAAGCTGGCGCAGATCGCCGCCGAGCGTTCCGGGAAGACAGAAAACAAGCAGATCGACCGCGACATCGGTGAGCAGGCCGCCGCCGAGTTCGCGGAGTGGCTGATCGCCCACGGGGCCTTGCCTGTCATCCCCCAGATCGTGACGTGGCTGGAGGCGACGAAGACCAAGGACGTCATCCGTGAACTTCACCGGCAGTCGGCCGGGGTCTCGATCATGGACGCCGCGTGATGACGTTAGAGGACATGGCAATCGACGTGCGCGAGACCATCGCTATGTGGGTCCGCGAGGGCCTGTCCGTGGCCGAGATGTGCGACGCGCTCTCGGTTCCTCCGCCGCTCTGCAGCGAGGATGCCATCGCATACGTCCACCGCGCCTGCGTGCGCCGCTGGCAGGAAATGGAATGCAGGCCGTGAAGAACGTGAAAGCTGCCGCCGAAGGGGTTATCGTGGGCGAAAAGACCATGGACATGTTCAGTGACGCGACGATGGATGGCCCGGCATGAAGCGCACCTTCACGCCCGAGGCGGCAGCCGCGGAAGTCGTTCGGCTCCGCAGGATGGTCCGCGCCGCGCCGCACGGGCTTCGCACGAAGAGGCGCATCAGGCTCGTCGCCGCCGTCGCGCAGCAGCTCCGGGCCGAGGTTAGGCAATCGAAGTTGCGAGGCCGCGCCTGATGGCACGCATCCGGTCCCTTCATCCTGGGTGGTTCACGGACGAGGCATGGGTCTCCGTTTCCGCCCACGCCCGGCTTCTCGGCATCGGTATATGGACGGAGAGCGATGATTGCGGCGCTTTCGAGTGGAAGCCGCTCACGCTCAAGATGCGCCTATTCCCCGCCGATGGCGTCGATATCGGCGCGCTGTTGGCGGAACTGGAGACCGCTGATCTTATCCGAAGGTACGAACACGGGGGCCGTCAGTTCGGCGCGGTTCGGAACTTCATGCGGTTTCAGCGCCCCAAAAAGCCGAAATCCGTCCATTTCATGCCTGTGGAGTTCCGAACCTACGTCGGACAAAACGCTGGCGGTTCTGAACCGGAGCACAATGAACCAGAGGCAGTTACGGAAAAGTCGGAACTTGAAGCCCGTCAACGCACGCCAGTTCCGCCAAAGCCGGAAATTGCTCCGCAGATGGAGGATGGAGGATGGAGGATGGAGGATGAAAAGGTAAAAACAGGCGGCGGCATATCTCTTGACCGCGCGCGACCCGCACCGACGCCGCCTGTTGCCGCCGCCGCCGATTTGATTTTGGCATTTGATGAGGCTTACGAGGACACGATCGGCCAGCCGCGCCGGGGGACCAGCCGGGATCAGGACACCGCCGACGAGTGGGCGGAAGCCGGGTATTCGGCGGATCTAGTCCGCACGGTCGCGAGCGAACAAATCGCGCAGATGTGCCGGGCCGGGAAGCGACCTCCGTCGCACATGGGGATCATCACGACGGATTTGGCATCGGCCCATGCCGCGCAGGTCAAGCGGGACGAGCCTCGGGAACCTGATGACGTGGTGCAATGGCGCGCTCGGGTTTCGGGGTTTCGTGCTAAACGGTTCTGGTCCGCGATGTGGGGAGAGCCGCCGTCCGATCCTCGATGCGCCGCGCCTGTTTCCATCCTCACCGAGTTCGGGTTTCGCCAGCCGCAAACGAAGGAGGACGCATGAACCCCCATCCCGTGACCCGGATCACGATTTTCGGCGTTCCGGTGGGCAAGGGCCGCGCCCGGTCCACGCGCGACGGCCGGCACTACACCCCCGCGAAAACGCGGGCCTATGAGGACCAAGTGCGGATGCTTGCGAAGCTGGCGATGGGCCGCGCGCCGCCGCACGAAGGCCCGGTTGCGCTCACGCTCGGCATTTTCCTCCCGGTCCCGCAATCGTGGGCTCAGTGGAAGCGGGACGCAGCGTTAGCCGGGGCGGTCCTCCCGACCGGGAAGCCGGATGCGGACAACTGCGCGAAGGCGATCATGGACGGCTGCAACGGCCTCGTCTGGTCGGACGATGCGCAGGTCGTCTCGCTCACGGTGACCAAGGCATACGCGACCGATCCCCGTGTCGAGGTTACTGCCGAGCCTCTTCCGTGCCTGTCCGCAAACGTGACGAGGAGGGTCGCCTAATGCCCTACCTCTCCGATCGCGAGCGTATCGAACGCGCACTCCCCGCCCGTCTGGTCTGGCACGTCGCGAAGAGCATTGAGACGCACAGCACATCCCAGATCGGCACCATCGTCGCGGATCTAGAGGCCAGCTTCAACGCCACTCTGGAAAGCGTCTCCGACAAGGACCGCCTCCGTCTCGCCCGCCGGCTCTACCGGGTATGTCAGGTGGTGACCGGGGACCTTGCCGACCGCCCCGTCGCGACTGCGCTGGTAGCGGCGCGGGAACTGGTCGCGCAACTCATCACCGCCGACCTTTGGGATATGGACCCGGCATTTGACCGGGCGTGGGATGCGCTCGCCACTGCGGTCTATGAGGCAGACGGCAACGCGGAACTGCTTGACCGGGTGGACCGGAGCGGCACCCGCTACGGGCGCGCGGCTCTCTCCAGGCTTCAGGGCGAGGGGTATTACCGCCGGGCTGCTATCGGGGTGGCGGCATGACCGGGCGCACCTGGGAAATTCGCTTCATCCGCGAGGGTGGCTTGGTCACTCCCGACGAAGAGTTCTCGTCGTTCGCGGGCGATCACCACGCCGCGCATCGCGTGGGCATGGCGGTGAGGGAAATCGAGTTCACGCCCGAGGAGCGAGCGGAAATCGCCCGCATCGGGGACCAGATCATCCACGATAGCGAAGGTGGAGAGCATGACTAACGCCTTGTGCGCCTTGTCGTTAATCCTCGCCATGGACGTCAGCGGTTCCATGGACGAGCGTGAGTATCAGCTAGTCACTGAGGGCTACGGGGAGGCCCTGCGCGACCCCCGCACCGCCAGCGCCGTCTCCAGCGCCCCGTATGGGCGTATCGCCATCGCGGTCACTCAGTGGGCCAGCGAACAGTCGGTCGTCGTGGCGTGGACGGTGGTCGGGCCGGCGGACCTTCCTGCGCTTGCGGATCGGGTCCAGTCCACGCCCCGGTCTGTCCCGGCGGGGTCCACCAACTTGGACGACGCCATCGTCCACGCCGTCGCGCTGATGGACCAAGCCCCTTGCGGGGATCGGATGGTCATCGACGTGTCCGGGGATGGTGAGCACAACACCGGGGCTTACGGGTCGGGCCGGTTCCTTGCGGATCAGCGGGGGATCACCATCAACGGACTGCCCATCGTGAACGCCGAAAGCCCCGACTTGGCGGAATGGTACGCCGAGCATGTGCAGACGGGGTTCGGGTCGTTCACCCGACCGGCACATGGATACGAGGACGTGGGGCACGCGATGATCAGCAAACTCGGGACAGAGATCGCGGGAACCCTGCCGCAATGGGCAGGCCGATGACCGGCGTCCGCAGCTACCTCGGCAAGTACCAGCCCCAATCGCACATGACCGACGAGGACATCCGCCGCGCCGCTCACAAGGCATGGCACGACCGTGGCATGGTCTGCATCACCGCGCACGACTTGGCCCGCATCCCTGAGATGACGAGGGCGACCATCATCAGCGAGGCTAGTCGCCTCTACGGCAGGAGGGTGAATACGTGAGCGGCCATCCGACGTGCGGGTTCTGCAAACTGGAGATGGGGTACGTCTGCACAGGCGCCTCGGGCTGCGTGTGGGCGGAACTGCGCAAAGCCGAAGAGGCGATGCGACGGGGCGAGCGTGCGCACACGACCCCGGCGACAGAGCCGCATCCCGATCGGGAAAATCAGGCATCTAAGAGCGCCCCAACGGGCCACAATGTCCCGGCCGGGAAAGCGGACGGCGCTGCGTTTGACATGCTCATGCCATCCGAAACGTGGGACCACATCGTACCGCACCCGCTGGTGCCGTATGGCTTCGCGCCGGGTGGCTACTTCTGCCGGTGCTCGGGGTGCGGGCGGGAGTTCAGCGGCGACAAGCGGGCGCATCACTGTCGGGTCTGCGCCGAGCGGCGGCTTCATGATGTGGCTGAGATCCACCGCTTGTGGGGTGAGAACCAGAGGTACATGCGCCTCCATCAAACCCAAGGCGCGAACATCCGGTTCCTGATGAAAGAGCGCGCAGCCCGCGACTTCGCCGTAGCCGATGCAGTGCGGGAGGCGGTGCTTGCGAATATGCGCGCACGATGGCCCGAAGTGACGGACGGCCTGTATCAAGACATTAGCGCCATCGACCTCGCATCCGTCATCGCCATGATCAAAGAGGACGCCCGATGACCCGTCGCCGCATCAACCGCCGGGGCCGACGACCTAATCCCCGCACTGAGGACGGCCGCATGATCCGACCGCCTGCGAACGACGAGGCCGTGATCCCGAAGGAGGCCATCGCCCAACGCGCCCGCATCGTGGGGGAGGCAAATGCCCTCGATCACCGATCCGGCACGGCACTAGGTCAGCTACTTCATGGGGGCTACATCGACGCCCGCCAGCACGACGCGGGCCTTCGGGTCCAGCGGGTGTGGTCCACATGGATGCGCCTAGCCGGCTGCCCGCCCATCGCCCTTGTCGCGCACGTCCAGGGGCAATCGGTGAGCGATGACGACGCCCGCGCGGCGGAAGAGTGGAACCGGGCGAAAGACGATTTCGACGCCATGGCCCGTGTCATCCGCACTCAGGATGCATCCAAGTTGGTGTGGGATGCGGTGGAAATGGTGTGCCTTGGGGCGGTGGATTTCCGCGAGAACCCCGTGATGCTGGATCGGTGGCCGATGTGGGGCAGCAGGTTCCGGGGGGCGTTGGATGATCTGGCGAGACTGTGGAAGATCAGCGCGAAGGATGCGGCGTAAAAATATATGCCAACGGCGCGCTTTCCCCTTGCCAGCAACCCGCCATTGGCGTACTGTCTCTTTAACGAAACGCGCACCACGGAGACACCGATGACCAACATGACCGCCGCCATTTCCGCCCGCATCCTGGCCAACATCGCAGCCGGCATGTCCATGCAGGACGCCATCGACGCGGTGCTGGGCGCCGGGACGTTCGCCAAGATTGCCGGCGACGTGTACGACGCGCTGAGGGGGGAGGCGGCATGATCCCCGCCGACCTCCTCGCATGGCGTAACCGCCTCGGGCTATCCCAGTCCGGGGCGGCGGCGCGTTTGAACACCTCCGTAGACACGTACCAGAACTGGGAACAGGGCCGGCGGCGCATCCCCGGCGTGGTGGAAGTGGCGATGCAAGCCGTGAGCAAAGAGACGGCCTAGTTGCCCCACCCCTTCGAACATGGTACGGTCAAATTGAGAATAGGGATTCGTGGGCGCCGGGGGATACCTTTGGCGCCCTTCGCTTTTCCGGCCCTCGCGCCGCGCCTCTCTCACTCCATCCCCGGAGACGTACATGCGTATCGAGACTGCGGACCAGATCGCCGTAGTGGCGGATACCGATGGCGGGCTGCTGATGCAGTTCGGCCCGACGACGGTCGAGCTGTCCCCGGCCGAGGCCGAGGCGTTCGTGATCGCGCTTTCGGATGCCCTGCCCGACACGGACGGGGACGTCGATTGCGACGCCGACGAGTGCGAGGACTGCGATTGTGAGGTCGAGATCGACGCCGAGACGCTCGGCCTGATCATCATCGACGCCCTCACCCGGAAGTAAGGCGATGGACCGGGTGGTTCTCAAACAGCGCGCCTACGACGGCGCCTATGAGGTCCACGCTTACATCCGCCATCGCAACACCGAAGACCCGTCTCCCGTGTGGACGACGGTCGGGGTATTCGGGCGATCGGACGATGCAGAGAAATGCCGGGCAACCTGGGCCCGCCGAGTGAACGGAGGAAAGCCGAAATGACCCGCTACGTAAACATCAACACCCCCGCCGCGGAGAAGTACGCGGGCAAGCGCACCGTGGAAAGCGCCGCTCGCATGGGCGATGGCTACCGGGGCCGGAAGATCTACGGCTCTCAGTCCGACGCCCGCATGGGAAGCTACGGCGTCTATTCCATGGGATACGAGCCTTCCGACGCCGGCCGTGCTGGAAAGGCCGCCAAGCCGACGCAATCCAGCCGCATCGACATGATGGATGGCGAGAGGGATTATTAAACGAGAAACCCCCGCACTGTGGCGGGGGCGTCTGTCAGGACATTTCGGGGAGGTTGAACGAAATCGCGGCGCAGGCGAGCGCCACGGTTTTGGGAATGACGACGGGCCGGTTGTCAGGCGCACGGCGCTTCCCGGCTTCGTAAAGAACGATGGTTGCGACGGAGACCCCAAGGGCATCGGCCGCTTCCCGGCGTGACAGGCGACGATGCGCCCGCCACGCCTTGAAGGTTTCGGGGGTCATTCGTCGCCTCGCAGACGATAGATCAAAACGCCGCCGCACTCATGCCGGCCCAAACGATCCGCCTCGGACGCCGTCACGTCACACCAGCACTCGATGCAGTTATAACCGTCGGGCACGTTGCCAACGTTGGTTCCACCAGCACGCTCTGGGCGGAGCGAGCCGACCTTGAGTCGGCGCCGGGCGTAGGCGCGCGCTTCCGCCAAGGTGGCGTGGGACGTCTCGTCCCTGTTTCCGTAGCCGTCCGACCCGAAGGTCTCGGTCATGAATTTGCTGACCATTGGTTCCTCCTGCGTTGAATGGGGTCTCTCTACCACCCTAAGCCCCGCCGGATGATCCGGTCGGGGCTGGTGGGGGAGTGGGGTGGGGTCAGTCTTCGCGAACAAGGTGGCTCTGGCGCACCCACACGCGCTGGCCGTTGTCAAACTTGACTTCCACGTAGCCCTTGCTCCAATCCTTGGCATTGGAGACGCGGTGCGCCCACCCGCAGTCGCCATCGACGGTGCTGCGGACCCGGATCGGGGTGCCGGCCTTGTAGGCAGCGCGGACTTCGATAGCGGTCAGGCGGGCCATGGTGTTCTCCGTTGGTGTGGGGCGCTGCCCCGTTGCTGATGAGAGGAATGTAGCGCACTGAGTGCATGTCGTCAACGATGAAATCGCCGCCTCGATAACATTTTGTCTGGCCGGTAGCGTCGCATCGCGTATAATTGCCTCATGACGGGAGCCGAACTGAAGGCGGCCTTGAGCCGCATGGGTATGAGCCAGCGCGCGTTTAGCCGCTTGCTCACCCGATACGCAGTGGGTAGCGAGGTCACGGCGGCGACGGTCAACCGCTGGTGCATGGGCGAACATCCGGTCCCTGGGGCGGTGGCGCTGTCCATCGCGCTGCTGGACCTGATGCGGGATCAGGCCGACCGGCTGGCCGAGTTCATCGGAGACGCCCGATGACGACAGGTCTTCAGCCCTATCACCTCGCGTGGCTGTCGGCGCACCCGAAGCGCACTGAGGCATGGTTGCGCGAGCGCATCGCTGATGGGTTCCAAGTCCACCACCTTGACCACAACCCAGGCAACAACGACCCCGCGAACCTCGTCCTGATCGAAGGCGAGGATCACATGCACGTACACAATCTGGCGGGCGGCACGCAGTTCCGTGGTCTGGTTGAGATGGCGCGCGAGGGCATGGCCAATCCAAATCGCCAGAAACGGAAGGTTCGCAACCCGCACAAAGAGGCTCGCGAAAAAGAGCGGGCTGACTTCAATTTGGGCTGGAAAACATACGGATTGATAGTCAGCAAGCTGGCTACGATTGAAACATTGGAAGCGGAAGACAAAGCGTCTGGTGGCCCTGATCGCGTGCACTTGGCACAGATCTATGCGGCGCAGACCAGAATTCCGTGGCCACCACGAACAATCAACTGGTGAAAGAGGGACGCCACCCGAAAGGGCGCGTCGAGACGGCGATGACCGTAGGACGTCCGACCAAGTACGACCCCGCCTATTGCCAGATGGTCGAGGAGATCATGGGGCAGGGGTACAGCCTCACCGCCTTCGCCGGCCACATCGGCGTGAGCAAAGAGACGGTGTACAACTGGACCCGCGAACATCCTGAGTTTCTTGGCGCGGTATCGCGTGCGAGGCCGAAACGCCTTGCCCAGCTAGAGCGGCAATTGCTCGCGGGTGAGACGGGGCCGAAGGTGACTGCGTTCATGTTCGCCTTGAAGAACGCCGACGCTGACGAGTGGCGCGACAAGCAGTCCGTGGAAAGCACGGTCACCGTCCGCCATGAGGACGCGCTAAAGGCCCTGGGATGACGCCGGAAGAGACGGAGATCCGGCGGAAACTGCGGGACAACTTCCCTCACTACGCTTCCCGGTGCCTCAACATCAGAACCAAGGCTGGCAAGGTCGAGCGGCTTGAACTGAACGCGGCGCAGTTGCTTATCCATGAACGGATTGAGGCGCAGCGGGCCGAAACGGGCAAGGTCCGCGCGATCATCCTGAAGGGCCGGCAACAGGGGTGCAGCACCTATGTCGAGGCGCGGTACTACTGGCGGGTCACGCATCGGTCGGGCGTGCGGGCGTTCATCCTCACTCATGAAGCCGAGGCGACGAACAACCTCTTCGACATGGCGGTTCGCTATCATGAGAACTGCCCCGACCCGGTGCGGCCGAGCACGGGTGCCGCGAACGCCAAGGAACTGATCTTCGACAAGCTGGACAGCGGGTACAAAGTCGGGACGGCGGGCACCAAGGGCGTGGGACGGTCCTCCACGATCCAGTATTTCCATGGCTCGGAGGTCGGCTTTTGGCCCTTCGCCCATGAGCACGCCGCCGGGGTGATGCAGGCCATTCCCGACGCCCCGGATACCGAAGTCATCCTGGAGAGCACGGCCAACGGGGTCGGGAACTTCTACCACGAACAATGGACCAAGGCCGTCGCGGGGGAGAGCGAGTTTATCGCGATCTTCGTGCCGTGGTTCCTGCAACCTGAGTACCGATCGCCGGCCCCGAAGGACATCGTTCTGGACGAGGGCGAGGCGGAACTGGTCGGCGCCTACGGGCTGGATCTAGACCAGATCGCATGGCGCCGGAAGAAGGTCGCGGAACTCGGGTCGGTCGAACTCTTCCGCCAAGAATACCCGTGCTCGCCCGACGAGGCATTCCAGACCTCGATCGAACATGCGGTCGTGCCCATCGAATTGGTGCGGTCGGCCATCAACCGGAACGTCGGGCAGGCGGGCTATCGGCGTGTGTGGGGTCTGGACGTTGCGCGTAGCCTGACGGGGGACCGGACGGCATTGGCGAAGCGGTGGGGCAACACGCTCCTCGAGCCGGTGAAGTGGTGGCGGCTTCCCGACCTGATGCAGATCGCGGGCACGGTCTATCAGGAATACTTGGCGGCCGAAGAGAAGCCCGACGAGATTTGCGTGGACGTGATCGGCTTCGGCGCTGGCGTCGTGGACCGGCTCAACGAGATGGGCCTGCCGGTGACGGGCATCAACGTTGCGGAAAGCCCGAGCGTTGACGGCGCGAAATACATGCGGCTGCGCGACGAACTGTGGTTCAAGGCGCGGGAGTGGTTCGAGGGCCGGGATGTTCGGATGCCCCCGGACGAGGCCCTGATCGGTGAACTGACGGGTGTCAAGTACAAGATCACGTCGTCGGGGAAGCTGCAGGTCGAGGGCAAGGACGAGATGAAGGCGCGGGGCCTACGGTCGCCGGATTTGGCCGACGCATTCAATTTGACCCTATCGGCTTCGGACATGCCGCCTCAAACGACGTCGTACCAGCCCCCATCCTATTGGGACAGCTAACCGGCTATCCATCGGACGCCGGATGACGCCTTCGGGCGATTTCACCAACGGAGAGAGCAATGGGATATGTCGTGGACCCGGCGCGCATGGCGCTGGTGGAGGATGTCGTGCGGCTCCATGCGGAGTTTGGCGCGCTGCTGGACCGGATTGCCGATGCGGTTGACCCGGCGAAGCGCATTCTTGACCCGTGTGAGAGCGCGCGCGGAAAGTTGAACGCCATTCGCGACGCAGCCCTTGGCCTCGCTGTGCATAACGCTGCCCGCCCACATGAGGGAGCGTCCCTTCGCGAGATGATCGAAGCGCACTACACCGCGACGATGACGACGGAGGGCTGACCCATGTTCCCCACGTTTGATGCATGGCGTAGCGCCGTGCGGCACAGCTACGCGCACAAGGTCATCGACAAGGCCAAGAGCCCTGACGAGATTGAGCCTTACATGGCCGAGTTGGACAAAGCCCTTGGTCTCACTGAGGAGCGGTTCAACGCCTTCCGCGACGCCAACATCAAGTACGTGGATGATGCCGCCGAGGCCCGAGCCAAGTTGGAAGATGCGTATCAGAAGATGCGCGGCACTTACCACGGCGACCTCAAGGCCGACGAGCGCAAAGAGTTCAGCAGCATTTACGGCGAAGTCCTTTGTGCTTTTCGCAAGGCGAACCGGGCGCTGGACAGGGCGTTTGACCCTGCGGATGGCGGCATTGATCCCAACGTCGGCCGCCCGTGGTGGCAGAGGTTCCGCTGATGCGCCTCATTCTCGTTCGCCACGCGCGGACCATCCTCCAGGACAAGAAGATCATCGCGGGGTCCAACGTGGACGCGGGCCTGTCCCACCCGGGCAAGCTACAGGCCAAGGCCCTCGGGCCGCTGATCGCGGGCATCCCGGTGTGGTTCGTCTCCCCGATGCAGCGGGCGCAGGAGACGGCGGCCCTTGCGGCGGAAGCGGCGGGTACCAAGCCGAAGATCGTCACCGTGCCAGCCCTGATCGAGCGGGACTATGGCGAGGCCGACGGAAAGACGGTCCCCTGGGTCATGGAACGCTACGGCTATTTCGCCCACGACGATTGGGACACGCAGTTCGACCAGGCCCCCCCGGATGGCGAAACGCTGGCGCAGGTCCGGTTGCGGGTCACGGATTGGTGGCGCGGTCAGGACGTCGAGGAAGCGGTCGTCATCGCCCACAAGCACGTCTTGCGGATGCTTCACCACTCGCTGACGGGTGAGGACTACGAACCCCGCAATGCCGAGCCGATGGAGGTGATCCTGTGACCACGCAGACATGGAAGTTGATCGTCCAGCGCGCCGACCGGGACTGGTCGAAGGGCAGCGTGCGCCCGGTGGCCTACGAGTTTTCCAACGGGCGAGAATTCAATGTGACCGAGCGGCCGGGGCAGGCTTACGGCACGGGGACGGGCACATGAGCGCCGCCCTCGTCCTGTGGCTCGCGCTCGCATACCGTATCCGTGGGCACCGTCCTGATAGCGGGTCCCTGCGCACGGTCATGCACCCGGTCTTCACGCTTCGCCCCCTGTGGGCGGCGTCCGTGTTCGGCGTGGTCTACATGCTGACGGGTGACCTGTGGATCGCGGGTGCCGTGGCCATCGGCGAGTGGATCGGCCTGCACATCCGCCACGCCCCCGGTCAGGACATGGGGACGTGGCGCGGGTCCATCTGGGGTGACGTGCTCTACATGGTCCGCGTCGGCGCAATGCGTGGAGCGATCGTCTTTGCTGCCGTCATCGCCCCGCTCGTCGTCGTGACGCACTTTAATGGCGCAGGGCTGACGTGGTTGGCGGTCGTTTACCCATTTGTGTGGGGCATCCCCGTCCTCTACGCCATCACGCTCCCGCTCTCCTACTTCGTCGGCTGGCGCATCCCCTGGCGGGTGCCGCACATCCTGCGGGGCGGGATTGAGTGGAGTGAGTTCCTCACGGGCGCATCTCGGGCGGTCGTTTTCGTTCTGGTGTTCGGAGCCTGACATGGCGCAGTTCCGCAAGAAGCCGGTCGTGATTGATGCCGTTCAGTTCGACGGTACTTTTGGATCAGTATGGCCGATGATCCGCGAACACCGGGAAATCCAGTGGGAGCCGGATGGCGGGGTCCTGACGATCAAGACCCTAGAGGGCGACATGACTGCTAGTCCTAGCGACTGGATCATCCGCGGGGTGAAGGGCGAGTTCTACCCTTGCAAGCCTGACATCTTCGCAGCGACCTACGAGGCGGTGTGACCATGGCCGTCATCGAAGTCCTCCCCTATGCGAGCATGGAACAGGCGGCGACGCTTGCGGCCGACCAGAAACTCGCCAGCGAGATCGCCCGCGTTCTTCGCAATGCTTATGCTGGGTGGAGTTGGGCAGTTCACGTTGATAGCCGCACGGGCATCGCGACGATCGAGAATTGGGACCTGTCCGAACGCTTTGGCTTCGTCCTGCACATGAACAAGCTGACCGGCGCGCATGAGATCAGGCGCGCGGCGATCCTAGCCGGCGGCGAGTTCCTTGAGCGCCACGGCCTGCCGGCGACCAAGGCCAACGAGGCCGACCGCGCAGAGAAGCAGGCCCGCGCGTGGTTCGCATGATGGAAGAGATCAGCGTCGAGCGCGTGTCGTTCTGGGACGGCGAAACCAACGCCCACGAGACGTATGAATTCGGCTGCATGAACATGCCGGTGGAAAGCGTCATCGCGGCGCTTCAGAAGGTGCAGGCCATTCTGGCGACCAAGGGGCTCACGACAATCGTGGCCGAGCCCACCGGAGACGGTGCCGGACTCACCGTGACCGGCAGCCGCTACAAGACGCCGGCCGAGGCAGAGGCGTTCCGGCAGCGCCAAGCCGACTACAAGGCCGGGCGCGAGCGGTGGCCCAGCCCCGACGCTTCCGACGAACTGAGGGCCACGCGCCGCGCCGCCGTTGCGGCTGAGATCGCCGCTCGCGGCTGAACATCCAAGGTGGTGCCATGCTGAACGACGACGCCGGTTCCAAGATGGAGGACGGGCAGGAGCAGGACGTGCGCTCGCGCGACTGGCTCGCCCTCGCCCGGACCTGTTGGGACCAATCGGAGTCGTTCGTCCAGTCCGAACTGCAGAAGCCGTGGGAAAAGGCGCTTGATCACTTCCACGGACGCCACCCCTCGGGGTCCAAGTACAATTCGGACGACTACCGGGGCCGGTCGCGGCTGTTCCGCCCGAAGACCCGTTCCACGATCCGCAAGGGCGAAGCGGCGTGCGCGGCGGCGTTCTTCTCCACACAGGACGTCACCAACGTCGCGCCCACGGACGACGGCGATCCGATCCAAATCGCGTCGGCCGAGTTGATGCAGCAAATTCTTCAGCACCGGCTCACGAAGACGATCCCGTGGTTCATGACGGTCCAGTCTCAGTTTCAGACCACGAAGACCATGGGGTACTGCGTCAGCCGGCAAGAGTGGCTGTACGAGCGTGTCGAGGAAATGGTTGATCAGCAGGTCATGGACCCGATGACCGGCGCCCCCGTGCTTGATGCCGAGACGGGTGATCCGCTGACGCTACAGGTTCCCAGCGAGCGCATCCGCAAGGACCAGCCGGTCATCCGACCCATCCCGCCGGAGAACTTCCGCTTCCACCAAGGCGCGGACTTCCTCAATCCGGCCGAGGACTCGCCGTTCCTGATCGAGCGGGAGGCGGTTTATGCCGGGGCCTTGAAGGGCGCGGCGGGGTCGAAGGACGGCATTCTCGAATGGCTGGACGTGGACGACGCCACGCTGGCCGAGGCTAAGGTAGACACGACGTCCTCAATCCGCGAGAAGCGGTCGGGATACGACCCGCTAGACCCGGACGGCACGTCGGAAAGCATTGAAGACCACGAACTCGTCTGGCGCCACCGGAATATCATCCGCGACGAGGAAGGGGACGATTGGTTCTTCTTCTCGCTCGGAACCGTGTCGTTGCTCAGTGAGCCCGTGCGCCTTCGGGATTACGCGCCGTGGCTTCGGGATGGTGAGAGGCCGTACGTCATCGGCTACGGGATGCTCGAAGCCTTCACGGCCACGCCGACGAGCCAAGCCACGTTGCTGTCCGACCTTCAGGTTGCGGTCAACGACGTCCAGAACCTGCGGATGGACGGCATTAAGCACTCGCTGCACCCGAAAACGCGCATCAAGGCCGGCGAGCAAATCGACATCAAGGCGGCCACGTCGGGGGCGCCGGGGTCTGCGGTGGTGGTCAAGGACGTCGCCAACTCCATCGCCTACGACCGGCCCCCGGATGTGACGAGCACGGCCTACGCCGAACAGGACCGGCTCAACGTGGACTTCGACGAGGTGGCCGGGGCGTTCAGTCAGGGCACCGTCGCGACCAATCGCCGGATGAACGAGACCGTCGGCGGCATGGCCTTGCTCACAAACGCCGCCAACGCGGTCACCGAGTACGACCTTCGCATCTTCGCGGAAACGTGGGTCGAGCCGGTGCTTCGCCAGCTTGTCCGATTGGAGCAACGGTACGAAAGCGACGAGGTGATCCTGGGCCTTGCGGCCCGCAAGTCGGACATGATCCAGCAATTCCAGCGGCACGGCATCGATCCGGGATTGGACAAGCTGCTTGATCAGGAACTCACGGTCACGGTCAACGTCGGCATCGGCCAGACCGACCCGAACATGCGGCTTCAAAAGTTCCAAGTCGCGATGCAATCCCTGATGCAGATCGGCATGGGGCTGTCTCAGATGACCGGCGGGCCGCAGGTGCTTCAGTCGCCCGCGTTTCAGGCCATCGCGAAAGAGATTTTCGGCGCGGCCGGCTACAAGGATGCGTCAAGATTCCTCGCGTTTCAGGATCAGGGACAGGACCCGACGCAACAGGCCGTCCAGCAAGTCCAGATGCAGGCGCAACAGGCGATCCAACAGCTACAGGCGCAGATGGCCGAGATGCAAAAGGCCATTGAGGACAAGCAGGCCGACCGCCAACTCCGGGCGTGGGAAAAGACGGTGGACGTCCAGGCGTCCATGTCCAAGCAGGAACGCGAACTCGCGGCCCGTCTCGCGATGGAAAAGCAGAAGCTGGCCGTCGACGTCGCGGTCAAGCGCGAGGACCGGGAGGCGAACGCGGCGATAGAGATGGAGAAACTCCGTCGCCAGCAGGAAATCGCCCAGACCGACACGTTGGACGAAGCGGTCATGACGATGCTCCAAGGCGCACTTCAGCCGCCGGCCCCTGTCCGCACCGAACGCCGGGTCATCTGATGTCCGCGAAGTTTGAACGGCTCGTCGCCGCCGCTATGCTCAAGCAGATGGCCGACGAGGGGACGGGGGTCGGCCGCGCTGAGATGGCCGCGCTTCGTCAAGAAGTCGCGGACATGGCGGGCGATCTTGCCGAAGCCATGCAGACGATCCCCGGCTACAGGCAACTGATCGACGGCATCGGGGAGATGAGCCGGGCCGAACTGGCCCAGTTCAAGGAACGGCTGGACGATTTCGCGGAAGACGTGGCGGAAGCCATGGGCCGGCTTCCGTTGAACGGCGACACGGGTCCGATGGGTCCGATGGGGCCTCCCGGTCGTGATGCGGTCGGGCTGCCCGGTCGAGACGGCAGGGACGGCGTGGATGGCCGCGACGGGACCGGCATCACGTCGGCCCGGATGGATGGAGACACGCTTGTCCTCGGGCTGTCCGACGGCACGGAACGCCGCATCGGCCGGGTCCGTGGTGCGGATGGGAAAGACGGCCCCCGTGGTCCCGCCGGTCCCCGTGCGCAGATCGGCGTGACGGTGAGTTCAAGCGCCCCGACGTCGGCTGACGGCGTGGACGGCGATATCTGGTTCCAGGTCTAGTGATGACCGACGGCGCGGGCATCGCGGCTGCCGCCACCGACCTGATTGGCCGCCAGCACTATCATCGCGTCAAGTCCACGCTCATCAGCGACGGGGCCAACGACACGGCCGATTTTAGGGGAACCACAACATGGCACTGAAATTCTCGACAGATCTGCGCAACTCGCGGGCCGATGCGATCTCGACCGCGATCGGCAACGGGGGCATCCTTCGCATCTACGACGGGACGCGACCGGCAAACGTCGGCACGGCGGTAACCACTCAGGTCGTTTTGGCCGAACTGACGGGCGGCAGCCCGTTCGCCCCGGCAGCGTCGAGCGGCGTGCTGACCGCCAACGCGATCACGCAGGACAGCAGCGCCAACGCGACCGGCACGGCCTCGTGGTTCCGCCTCTTTCAGGCGAATGGAACGACAGCCGTAATCGACGGTGACGTAACGGCGACGGGCGGCGGCGGCGACCTCACCCTCAACACCATTTCCATCGCCTCAGGCGGGCCGGTCCAGGTGACCAGCGCGGTGTTCACGGAGGGAGGTGCGTAATGCTTCTCACGCAGCGCGTGGCACTGCCCGACGTGCAGGGCCTGCCGGACTGGCAGGTTGCCGAAGTGCTCAACACCCCCGACGCCACACTGCCGACCGTTCGCGTGGACGTGCCCACCGGGGACGTGCAGGAGGTGCTCCTGACAACCGGGGAGTGGGCCGGGATCGTGCTCGCGGCCGAAAGCGCGAGCACACCAAGCCAAGTTCGCACCTTGGCAATCCTCATGCGCGACACCGTGAGGCAATCCTCGACCATCGGCACATCCCAGCCGACGGTCTACGCCAGTACGGCGGCAGCCCTCGCCGGTCTGGTACAGGCCGGGCTACTGGCGACGCAAACGCGGGATGCGCTCTTGGCGCTGGCCGAGAAACCTCAATCTTGGGCGGCGGCGAACGGCGTCGATGTCACGGCCCGAACGGTCGGTCTCGCACGAGGAGGGATTTAATGGCGGTTGCTAAGTGGGCTGCGCCGAGCGCGCGGTCGGCCAATCTTGCTGGCACGGCGCTGAACAGCCTCGCCAACGGCTCGGCGTCGGCCTTCATCACTTATAACAACGCTACCAACCTCGACCTTTACTCGGCGATTGCCGTCAGGCTCGGGTCGATCAACCCCGCGACGGGAGGCAGCGTGACCTTGCGGGTTTACGCGAGCGACGGGACGGACGTGCCGGATGTGAATGGTGGCGCTTTCGACGCCTACGTTGTGGCGCTGGCGACGGGAAGCAGCGCGAAGGTCGTCACCATCCCCATGGTGCGGCTGTACCCGTTCTCGCTGCGCTTCCAGATCGTGAACGGCGCGGGCGTGTCGTTCGCCGCCAGCGGCAATGAACTCTACGTCACGCCCTATAACGAGGATGTGACCTAATATGCCACGCGGCGTTAGTCTCCTCGACGAAGCCCGCTTGCAGCAGCGGCTCTGGACGCCCGCTCTGCTGCGGCCGGCTTTGTGGATGGATGCTGCCGACCAGTCCACGATCACGACTGCCACGGGCATCAGCGAGTGGCGAGATAAAAGCGGCAACGGGCGGCATTTCACCCAATCAGTCGCGGCGAGGCAGCCAGGGTATAACACAACCGGCATCAACGGTCTGGGCACCATCGCTTTTGACGGCAGCGTCAAAGCGCTGCAACGCACGCCCGAGGCGTGGGCGTTTCAATATCCAGTCACGTCCTTTATTGTATTCAGGGCGACGGCATTCAACGGTAGCTATAACTCGCTTTTTGAGTTTTACACCGTAAGCGGTCAAGCAACTGCCGGATGGAGTGACCTCATCGGCCCTGCATCGCGTTCTGCGATTTATGCAACAAACACCGTCGGAACACAGAACTTTTATGACGGCACCGGTTTGTTGACTTACATCGCAAATAGAACCTACATTTTTACAGGCATACATCAAAACAACTCGCTAGTTGGGCTGCGAAACGGAAACGCAGACGGTAGCAACTCCGGCTCCTATACGTTGCGGACGAACTTAGGAACTTCGCCGCTGTACAT